GGGTGCGGCTGCGGCAGGCGCCGGGGCGACTGCTGCGGGCTGCGGTGCCGGTGCGACGCCGGGGACGGGCGCGATACCCGGCACGGGTGCGACGGCTGCCGGTGCCGGGGGCGGAACGGCTGCTCCGGCGGTGGGCATCGGCGGGGCGGTGAACCCGCCACCCGGGGTGGGCGCGGCCGTGATGCTCGCGGCCTTGCCGATCCGCTTGATGTCGTTCTTGAGTTCGCCCTCGTAGGTCCGCTGGATCACGGTAGCCGTGAAGTACCGGTCACGGAGAGCTCCCGCCAGGTCGGCGGGCTGCGGCTGCGTCGCGATGTACTCGTCGCTCAGTCCGAGGTTGCGGAGGTCGCGGATGAAGAACCCGGCACGCTGCGCCGCGTTCGTTGCCGTCGCCGCCGGAACCACGAGGTTGCCGAACAGGACGCGGTTCGCGTGCGCCCCGTCGAGGACCTTGGCCTTGTACGCGAACATGGTCTCACCGGCCTTGGTGGTCTTCACCTCGACCTCGGTGATCTGCATGTTGTACTTGCCTGCCGGGAGTGCGTCGAAGGACGGTGCCTTCGCTGCGTCGCCCAGAATCTGTCCCCATGCGATGCCTGCCATTTGCTTGCTCTCTTCTGTCGTTGTGTATTGCTGCTGGCTGTCTTGCTGTCTTGCTGTCGTGCGTTACTGCGGTGGTGCGGTGTCCTCCGCCGGGGCGGGGGACGGCTCGGCGGCCGGAGCCGGGGTCGGGGCAACTGCTACCGCTGTTGCTGCGACCGGGGCAGGGGCTGCCGAGGGTTCGGGGCCGAACACGTAGTCCAGCATGAGGGGAATCGACGGGTTGTCGATGTAGTCGGGGAGCCGGTTACCGACACGCTCGCCGGTCTCGTAGCGGGGGTGCGGGCCGACGGTGATGCGGTGCACCTTGTGGATGGTCGCGGTGGCCGGGTCGGTCCACTGGACGACCTCGGCGGCGGCGAGCACGTCCACGATGTACGGGAGGCGGACGGCCGACTGACCCTGCGCGAACGGGTGCAGCTTGGCGTCGCTGCCTTCCTTGGACATCGCCACGAAGATGACGGCCTGCATCGGGTGCGTCGGGTGCTCGGTGAGCTTGTGGTAGTCACGGGTCAGTCCGATGAACTCGCGGAGGACCGTACCCCAGTCCTGGGTCTGCATCTGTGCGCGGTTGCTGACCTCGTCGATGATGTTCTGCTGGAGCTCGCTGATCGAGTCGATGGCGACGCTGACGAAGCAGTGCTGACCGGAGTTGAGCCACGCGTACGCCTGCTTGACCACTGCGAGATCGCGGACGGTGACGACGGCGGCGTCCCACGTGCCGTCACAGACGGGCGGGGGCTCGGTCATCGGGTCCCACATCTTCTTCGTGAAGGGGAGGAAGCGGGAGCCGCCCTCGACGTCGAGGTAGAGGAGGGGCTTCGGGGCGGTGGACGCGAGAGTTGATTTACCGGCCTTGCTCAGCCCGTGTACGAGGATCGAAAGGGATCTACTCACTGGGTGTTGGGTCCGTTCTCATTGGGTGTGGGTGGTGGACGCTCCACGACCCTACACGACTTATTTGCTAATTGTCATCCAGCATGGACGCCGGTGTCGTCTCGTAGCGCGCATACGGGTTGACCTGCGTAAAGTGCGCACGGATCATGCCCTCGACGTTGCCGCCGCCGTCGATGATGTCGTTCAGATCGTCGAACTCCCGATCGAACGCGAGCACGCCCGGATTCGGGTATGCGACACGCATCGGATTGTCGACACCTGCATGCAATGCGAGCGCTGTACGCACGTAGTCGCTGATCGCTCCGTCGATGGCAGCCCGGCGTGTCGCGAGCCCTGCCCGGGTGTACCGGACGACCTCGCGGCGGTAGAACGGCGGCTTGGCGCGGTCGCTGCGCTGCGTTTTGAGCAGCATCGTGAACGCGGCCCCGGAGACGTGTTCCGATGGTTCCAGCGTCTGTTGCAGTGTCATGTAGTAGGGGAGCTGGTCGGTGGTGTGCGCCTGCCGGATCATCCGGTCGAAGTTGTTCGTCGTCTTCCAGTCGTAGACGAGTAGCTCACCCGACAGGTTGTCCCGCACGATGTGGTCGGCCTTGCCAGACAGGACCACCGGCACCCCGTGATAGGTCGTCTCGACCTGGAGCAGTCGTTCGACGGCGACGGTGGTGATGTCGGCGTCGTAGTGCTCCTCCTCGAGCCACTGTTCGTAGCCTTCCACCATGCGACGGCCCATCTCGGCCTGCTTGTTCCACGCGGCCTCGTTGAAGTACGGCGCCGACGCCCGGTATTCCACCTCGGCCTCGTACGTCGCCTTGCGGAACGCTTCCTCGATGTCCTCGCCGCGCAGATAGCGAGCCTCGAGCGCGGCATGCACGAGCGTGCCGAGGACGAGCGGGCCTACGACCTTCTCGTACACCGGGCGGAGTCCGAGGTAGGTCTTGAGGAACCACATCCGCCGGTCACGCTTGAACGACGCCAGGTCCGATTGCGTGACCTTGATCCGGTCGGTGGGCAGGACGGTGTCGAGTCCGTAGTAGTGGGTCACTCGTCGGGCTCCCACTCGGCGACGAGGATGGTCGACGCGGGGACGAACGAGTACGCGGTCCTCGGGGTCGACTCGTCGGGTGACTGGCTGCACATGATGAGTCCGACATATTCGTTGGTGGCGCTGCGCACGTAGCGCACCAACGGGCCGGTCATCTCCATGCCGCCGGGCAGGATGACGGTCAGCGGACGTTCGCCGTCGGTGGGAGCCATGCGCGCGAGCGCGGCGAGTTCGGTGTCGAGCACTATTCGGACTCCTTCATCCACGTCAGCAGGGACTCGTCGTCCTTGAGGATCTCCTCGACGCGGTCGCCCTTCTCCTCCAGCGCCTCGAGCTGGTCCTTCTCCAACGTTTTGTCCGTCAGATAGTGGACGATCCGCACGCTCTCGTGGATCTCCGAACCGATGCGGTGGGCGCGGGCGTACGCCTGCGTCATCGCGGTACTGCTCCACGAGCGTTGCAGGAACACCATCGTGTCGGCGGCGGTGAGGGTGAGCCCGGCGCCACCGGCGGTGATACTGACGAGGATGTACTTGTATTTGCCTTCCTGGAAGTCGGCGACGTTCTGGGTGCGGGTGTCCTCGTCGACGGCGCCGGTGAACATGCGGTGTTCGATGCCCTTGGCGGTCATCGCCTCCGAGAGGATCTCGAGCAGGGGCCGCGACTGCGCGAACACGATCACCCGGGCGTCGGTCTGGTCGTAGTCGCCGTTGGCGATGTCGTCCAGGAACGCGTTCACCTTGTTCGACGGTGCCCGCAGCTTGATGGTGTCGGTGGGGAGCTCGCCGGTCGGGTCGGCGGTCTCCGAGGGGTCCGGCGGGATCACCTCGGCGTAGCTCGATGCCAACTGCATGAGGCGCATCGCCTTGAACACCGGTTTGGTGGCGACGAGTGGTTTGGCGCTGCCCTCGAGCTCGGCGACGAGGCTCTTCTTCATGTCCCGGTATGCCTTCGCCTGCGGCCCGGTCATCTCGATGACGCGTTCCTCGGTGTACAGCGGCGGCAGGAACTTGAGCACGGCCTCTTTGAGCACGCGGCGCGAGAACGGCCGGGCGACGGCCTGGAACTCCCCGGAGCGCAACGGGTTGGTGCCCATGATCTCGACGGCGCCCCACGGGTTGTAGGCGGTCAGCGCGTAGCGGTCGAGGAACTTGGTCTTGGCGCCGAACTCCTCGGGGGCGACGAACCGCAGCAGTGCCCAGTAATCGCCGATCGAGTCCTGCACGGGGGTGCCGGTCAGTGCGAACGCGTAGTCGGCGTTGTCGCTGAGCGACCACACCGAACGGGTCCACTGACTCTTCGGGTCGAGCATGCGGTGCGCCTCGTCGACGACCACGGTCTTCGGCTTGATGATGTTCAGCTCGCGCTCGTGGGTCTGGCACTTGTCGACGGTTATCGCCGGGTCCATGCCACCGCATTCCTCGCACTTCTTGAGTGCGGTGCTGCCGTACCGGGTCAGCCGGGTGTGCTTGGGGAGCGTGTTGTAGCTGATGATGTAGACGTGTGCGGGGGTGGTCAGGGCCTTGCGGCGCTGCGCGGCGCTGCCCTTGACGTTCACCACGGTCAGGCCGGGGTACCACTTCGGGAACTGGGATTCCCACACCGATTTCACACTGGACGGGCAGATGACGACGATCGGGAACGGGGATTCGCCGACACGGTGCAGTGCCCGGATGGCGGTGATCGTCTGCACGGTCTTGCCGGTGCCCTGTTCGTCGAGCAGCATGCCGCGCCGGACGGTCGCGAGCCAGGTCGCGCCGGGCCGCTGGTAGGGGAACAGTCCGAGATCGTCGCCGATCTCGTTGACGACCTTCGCAACAGCAGTGGAGCGGTCGGTCTTGTCGACGTCGAGTCCGTCGAGGTCGAGGCGTTCCCGCAGTGCCAGGGCGGGGCCGACGCGCCGGTCGCGTTCGTCGTATCCCCACTGGTTGAGGGCGTCGGATGCGAGGAACTCGGCTCCGAACTCGTTGAGCAGGGAGACGGCGGACGTCCACGTGAGCGGCAGTGTCCAGTCGTCGCGGACCTTGTCGTGCTTCGCTCCGAGCAGCAGCTTGATGCGGGAGCGGTGCTGGATCTCCGAGGTCAGGACGATGCGGTCACCGTCGATGTCGGCGAGCAGTGGCATGGGCGGGGTGCTTTCTGTGGGTGATGGGGTGGGTGAGGTGCTTAGCCAGGCTACAGCTTCACTTCACGGTTCGACGCACGGGCGGCGAACAGCAGCACGTGTCCGACGGCGTCGGCTTCATGGGTGGTCATGCCGCGCCGTTTCAGTCCGAGGGTCTGGAGGACCTTCGGGGTGTGTACCAGCGGTTTCATGTCGCCGGGCCGCTGTGTGGTGTGCAGGGTCGCGTCGGGCGCGTAGTAGCGGCGGGCGGCGCGGATCATGCCGATAACTTCACTCGACCAGGTGGCGTTCTCCTGCATCGCGACCCGGGTGATCTGGAAGTGCTCGGTGACGATGTGGAGCGGGCCGCGTGTGTGGACGTCGGGGTCCTGGAGGATGCGCGCGGCCTCGTCGGGCATGTCGTCGAACTCGGCGGTCCACGCGTGGTCGACGTCGACGTAGAACCGGTGAAACATCGGGTGCTGTACTGCGGTCGGGGTGGGTGCTTCGCTGGCATGGTCACGGGGGTACAGCCGCGCCACCGCGAGCCCGGTCCGGAAACCGGGGTCGACGGCGAACACGGTTGCGACGGGTCGGACGGTCACACGGCCTCCGGGATCGGGTAGGGCACGGTCGACGGGTCGACGCGTACATAGATGCCGGACCGGTGCATGGTGCCGCAGTAGCAGCAGTTCACCGCCGGGGGATTGGTCACCCGCACGGGGTGCCGGAACGGATGTTCATCATCGAAGCATTTTGCACATACGGGCTGTGTCCAGGTCATTTCGCCAACGCCTCCAGAAACTTGTGCAGGAACATTGCGTGCCGTGCATCCCCGAGCGCGTGGTGTTCCCCGTTCACCTGCGGTGGCAGGACGGGGTCGTGATGGCTGCGTGCCACCTGTCGGACGTCGTTCGCCCAGTGCGGAATGTAGTCTGGCATGTCGCCGCCGATCAGTAGCGCGAACAGCGCGGCGTACTTGAGCGGGGTGTACCAGCCCCACAGCTCGGTGGGGTCGTCGGCGTGCGTCGGCCGGAGGAACTCGTAGAGGCCGGTGCGGATGTCGGCGGCGCGCATATAGTGCTGTGCGCCGCCGAGCTGCGGGATCACGTAGCGCTTGAGTGCGTAGTTGTCGTTCGCCGCAACCCAGTCGGCGTCCATGTTGACGGCGTAGAACTCGCGTCCGTCGTCGCACGAGATGCCGACGGACAGCGGTTCGATGGTGGCGACGCTGTCGACGTAGCGATCCTGGAACGTGACGGAGAAATAGTGCCTCACTTGGACCCCCAGCGTTCGCGCGGTGCCTCCGGCTCGGCGGGGATGTCGGTGCTGTATCCCATCGCCGTAGTGATGCTCATGGTCTCCTGCACCAGGTGCGCGACATCCTCGACGTCTTCCTTCGGCACAGACAGCACGATCTCGTCGTGAATGGGCAGGAGCATGTACGGTCCGAGTCCGGCATTGTCGAGACGCACGACGGCTTTCTTCATCTCGTCGGCGGCGAGCGACTGGACGGCGTAGTTGGCGGCGGAGTATTCACGGTCGGGGTCGACGTACAGCAAGCGGCCCAGCGCGTTGTGGATGAACGGGCGGCCGTGCGCGGCCCGGTTGGCAGCGGCTTCCTTGCTGCACATGTCCTGAATGCCCTTGATGCCGACGAACCGGCGGAAGATGTCGTCGGCGATCGGCTGCATCACGGAGATGGGCACCTTCGCGGACTCGGCCATCTTCGCGACTCCGGCGCCGTAGGTGGACCCGTAGATGACGTTCTTGATGAGGGTGCGGCGCTTGTCGGACTTCTGGAATCCGGCGCCGTACAGGTCGCGGCCGACGCGGGTGAAGAAGTCGTCGCCGGTGGCGTCGCAGTCCTCGAACGCGGCGATGAGTGCGGGGTCTCCCGATATGTGCGCGGTCAGGCGCAATTCGATCTGGGAGAAGTCGCACGAGAGGATGAGCTCGCCCTCGTTGTTGGGGATGAACGCGCCCCGGACGAGGTCGTCCTTGGCGGGCAGATTCTGCAAGCTCGGTTTCGACACGGACATGCGGGCGGTGCGCGCGGCGATGGTGTTGATCTCGGGGTGGATGAGCGACTGCGGGTTGTCGCTGGTCTCCAGCAGGTTGTCGAAGTAGGTCGACGCGATCTTGTCGGCCTTGCGCATCTCCAGGATGGCGTCGGCCACCTCGAAGCCCTGCGCGGCGATGCCCTGCATCGCCTCCTTGTCCATGCTCCACGCGCCGCTGTCGGTTTTCTTGGTCAGCGTGGCACCGTTGGTGAGGAAGTAGCTGGCGAGCTGCGCGGAGCTGCGCGGGTTCACGCCGAGGGACGACTCGAGGACGTCGTTCACCTGCCGGACGTAGGCGTGGAGCTCGGCGCCCTTCTGTGCGCAGTACTCGCGGTCGACCTTCATGCCCTTGCGTTGCATCTCGGTGGTGACGCGGACGGTGTCCATCTCGAGTTGCGCCAGGTGCTTCATCGGTCCGGCGTGGACGTGTTCGAGGCGGCGCCACAGGCGGGCGGTGAGGATGACGTCGACACCGGAATAGATGGTGTAGGCGGGCGACGACATGGGGATGGTCTTCCAGGTCCATCCGTTCGTCGCCATTGACGTCTCGAGCGCGTCCTGTCCGGCCACTGCGCTGGCGCCGAACGTGCGGCTCGACACCTTCTTGAGGCCGGTGACCTTGAGTTCGTTGTCGTGCATCTTCATGTAGACGTTCGTGTCGTGCATGAGGTGCCAGGGGAACTCGAGGTCGGGCCAGACGGCCATCATGGCGCGGTAGTCGTAGCCGATGTTGTGGAAGACCATCGGGGTGTCGGTGTAGGTCTCGATGACTTCGCGGGCGACTCCGGCCCACTTCTCGCAGTTGACGACCCACGCTTCGTTCTCGGTGCCGAACTGTGCGAGCCGGATACGGAAGTCGTCGGCGTTGACGTCGAGGCCGGTGGTTTCGGTGTCGATGGCGAGGACGCGGCGGCCTCGGCTGTTGGACAGCCAGGTGCGGAAGCGGAGGACGTCGTCGAAGCTGTCGACGAACTCGACGGTGGTCTTCTCGAGGGGGATCTCGCCCTCGAGGGGGTCGCGGCTGAGGCGTGGGTGCATGTGTGGTGTCTTCCGTGGGTGGTGGGTTCGGTGAACACAGTAGGCGCCCCCGCGTGAACGGGGGCGCCTCGGTGCGGCGTGTCAGTCGAAGATGCTGCCCATGTCGGCCAGCTTCGCTCGGTCGATGATGGCGGTCGGGGTCATGCTCCCCTCGTGGATCAAGATGAGCTGATGCCGTCGGATGCCCTCGGACGGGTCGTCCTCGGCGGCCTCGTGGTCCTGGGTGAACGCGTACAGGATGAAGCTGTCGCCTTCGCTGAGGTGCGGGTCGGGGACGAGGCTGTGCCCGTTGAGCGCGGCGTGCAGGTTCGCCATCTGGTAGGCGGTGTGGGCGTCGGGGAACAGGGGGCGGACGAGTCCGAGCGGTTCGGCGTGGACGGCGATCTCGGGGAACTTCTGAACGTCGTCGGTGGCGGTGTCGATCGGGTAGGTGTTGATCGTCCACAGGTTGTCGTACTCACCGGCTTTGCGGCAGTCTTCGCACATTTCTGGGTGTCTCCTTCTGGGTGTGGGTGCTGCGGTTGCAGTGTACGGGTGTCAGCGTTCGAGATCGGCGAGGATGTACGCCGTGGCGGCGGCCGTGATGAGGATGCCGAGCAGGTTGGTGCTGTAGAGCGAGTACATGCCGAGGACGGCGGTGGTGGTCCCGGCGATGGTCTTGATGAGGGTGAGCACGTGGGTGGCCTTCCTGGGTGGGTGGAACAGGGGTGCGGGGCCGCCGGGTGGCGGCCCCGCTCGGGCGGTGGGTCAGAACAGGGTGTTGTCGGTGTCGTCGAAGATGAGGAACGACTCGGGGTCGACGTCGAATCCGGCGCGGCGGGTGGTCGGGGGGACCGGGGCGACCGGGGCGGGGGCGACCTCGGCGGTCTCGTCGGCGACGGCCTCGGCCCATGCTTCGTGGTCGTCGTCCTGCGTGGTGTCGGCCTCGATGCCGTCGGCGTCCCAGATCTCGCGGGCGGTGTCGTCGATGCTCATGTCGTACTCGAAGCCGTTCTCGTCGACGAGGACGGGGCGGGTGCTCGGGGCGGGCAGGGGGGCGATGCCTTCGGGGATTTCGACGATCTCGGCGGGGAGGTCAGCGGCGGCCTCGACGGTGGCGGCAGCGGCCTCGAGACGAGTGACGGCGGTGGTGGCGTCGCCGAGGAGACGGGCGAGTTCGGCGACGGCGAAGTCGGGGGTGGCGACGATGGCGGCGGCAGTGGTGGCGTCGAAGTGGGTCATGACGGTCTCCTCGGGGCGTGGTGGGTGGTGCAGGACCCACACTAGGTGGTGTCCGTGGTTAGCGCAAGTCCTGTGCCGGAAAGGCGGAACCCCCGGCGCGCGGGGGAGGCTGCCGGGGGTTCCTGGGGAAGGTAGCGACCTTCTCGGGGAGGGAACCGGGTGAGGGTTCGTGTCGGACGCTACCAGTCGCCGGGCTCGTACGGTGCCGCAACCCCTTACGGCATCGTGCGTGTCTGGCGGGTCTGCTGTCGGCCGCCGGAGGGGAGGGTACGGGCTCGCCTCCGGCGACCGACTCGCTCACGCTTACCGGCAGCTCGGACGCGGTCCCCGTTAGGAGTCCGGTTCTCGCAATTGGTGCCGGGCTTCGCTCGACGTCGCGGCCTGTCCTTCGGTGAGCTGTGCGACGTCGTGACGTTGACCGTTGGGCGTGGGCGGAGTGGGTTGGTCTGGGTGACGCGAGTCTACGGTAGTTGCGCTAGTTGCGTGTGAAGCGCTGGCCGACCTGGGTGCGGTCGAAGGTGCTGCGATCGACGTCGACTTCGCGGTAGTCGCCGTCGTCCTCGCGGATGTCGAGTTCGTATTCGGCGCTGGTGCACTTGGTCTTGCGGGTGCCGTCGGCCTGCTTCACCGACTTGCATCCGCCCTGGTCGTAGTCCTTGCCGATGACGGTGCCGCTGATCGGCTCCGCCTTGAACAGGGAACATCCTGTGCCGAACAGGGCGGTGGCCGCGATAGCGGCGGCGGCGACGAGTCGTCGTGTGGTCATCGGTGGGCTCGTTTCTGGGTGTGGGCGGTCAGGGCGTCGTCGGCGGGTCGGTGCCCGCATGTGCAGCGCATCTCGTGGACGTGCCAGGTGCTCGGTCGGTCTTCGGTGCCGGGGATGCGCTGCGGGCTGTAGTGGTGGGTGTGGCCGGTCATGCGGCGGGGTCTCTCCAGCGCTTCGGGTTGCGGGTGTGGGCGGCGCTGCGTGCTGCGGTGAGATCCGCGCGGGTCTGCTCGAGCCGGTCGATGAGTCGGCCCTGCTGTTCGCGGAGTTCGACGAGGATGTTCGCGGCGACGGTGTCGGTGGGGTCGTGCCGGAACGCGTCGATGGCTTCGTTGATGGCGTCGGTGTTCTCGTCGAGGCGGATGGCGGCGTCGATGACGTCGTCGGCGGCGGAGTCGATGCGGTCGGCGTCGGCGAAGTCCGCGCGGAGCAGCATGTAGCCGAGGAGCAGGACGAGCAGGATGCAGCCACCGATGGCGAGGGTGAGCGTCAGCACGGCTTGTATCACGGGAAGCATGGGTCCTACCTCTGGAGGTTCGCGAGCGTGAGTCGCACGACGACGTCGTCGAGCTCGTCGGCGATCATCTCATTACCGGCGAGTCGCTGGGTGACCGCGAGCCGTGTGAGGGACTCGGAGGTCTCGACGGTGACCTTCTCGAGGACGGCCATTCGGGTGGACCATCCGCTGATGTAGGCGTCGCGGACGGTGTGCCAGGTGGTGCGCCAGCGCTCGTTGGAATCGGTGAGTCGGTGGATCTCGGCGATGAGCGTGTCGCGGTCGGCGGTATCGGTGTCGATGCGGGTCATGGGTGTGGGTCCTTGTCTGTGGGTGGCGCGCTGTCTGTGCGCTGTTTCTTCGCTTGGTGAGCCGCGAACGAGGCTTCGGCGTTCGCGTAGATGGACATGAGGATGACGAACAGGACGGACTCGCTCCACCAGAGCAGAGCGGGCGGGAGCAAGGTGATCCAGGCCCATCCGAGGACGTAGTGCCGGTTGTCGCGGAACCACTGCCAGGCCGGGCGCATGTCCACCGGATACCCGGACCGTTAGCTGCGGTAACGGTCCGGGTGGTGGGGTCAGTCGTCGACGGCGGCGAGAATCCAATCGTTGCCGTCGTAGACGTTCAGCGGCTTGGCGTAGTCGTAGGGGGTGAGGTAGTAGGCGTTGTCTCCGAGGTATGCGATGACGCGGCGGACCTCGCGGCGGAGGGACGAACGGTACTTGCCATTGGCCTCGAGTCCGATGTTCATGAGGGTGCCGGTGACGGTGATGTCGCGGATGTTCTTGTCGTCGCTGATCGTGCGCTGCGTGACGGTCACGCGCTTACCGATGTGTGCGAACGTGAGGTCGATGCCGGTGGGGTTGACTCCGGTCTGGGTGGTCTCGGTCATGGGGTGCGGTCCTTTCGGTTGTGCGGTATCCACTCGGGGTCGAAGTCGGGGTGACGGGGCCAGAGTGAGGCGATGCCGTAGATCAGGTCGGTGTGTGGGCAGTCCATGCCGGGCAGGTAGGTCAACCAGTCGAGTCCGTCGACGACTGCCTCGAGGTGCTCGCGTGGGGGCTGGACGTGCGGGGATTCGGCGAGCCGGGCGCGGATGAACTCGTAGATAGTCATGTCGGTTTGTTGGCGATGGCGCGGATGGCGACGGCGGCGCGTTCGAGCTCGCCGACCATGCGGTCGGTGATGGCTTGGTCTTCGGGGGTGTCCATGACGAGGTGGGCGAGCATCTTTCCGGCGATGCTGGTCAGGATGGCGGCGGAGTTGAGCGACGAGCGTGAGACGACGACGACGCGGTCGGTGGCGTACCGGCGGAATCCGGCGCGGTGCAGGTCCTCGATGATCTCGCGGCAGTCGGCGCACGGATAGTCGGGGTGCCCGGTGTCGGGGCCGGTGTGGGAGCAGTGGTTACCGACGATGCTGATGAGTTGTGGGTCGACGATCACGGGTCGTCCTCCTCGGTGGGTGAAAGGGCGGTCCGGCGTGGTGCCGGACCGCCCTGGTGGGGGTGTCAGATTCGCTGGCTGCGGATGTTGTCGGTGGTCCGGTAGGTCCAGCCGCTGGGGTGGATGAAGTAGGTGACGACGCCGGGTCCGGCGAAGTTCCACTTGGTC